CTGCTTTGGTCGGATCGAGGTTAGGCGGAATGTTGCTGATGTACGCTGGCGCCACAACCGTGGACGGCCCGAAAAACTGGTCCGCGAAATATTGGTTGAGCGTCTCGTTCGATGGAGACTGAATCCCCGTCGAGCCGCCGCCAAGGTAGCCGGAATTTCCGGCCGAATTTGCCGCAGCCGCGAGGCCCGCCGCGCCGGGAGAGCCGTCAACTCCAGGGACGCCAGGAGGTCCAGGGATGCCGATGGAGCCCGCGCCGATCCCGCCCGAATCGCCAGGAGTCGGAGAGAATGGCGCCCCGCTGGTGACGACCGTCGAGCCGCCTTTCGATAGCAGGTATGCGAGGCCCGCCACGGCCCCCACGATGGAAGCCACGATGCCCACTCGCTGAATGGTTTTCTCTTGCATGGTCCTCTCCTCAAGTGCCCGGATTTATCCGCCCACGGGGTTGGCGTTCGCATACGCCACTTCCGCCTGAATCTGCTGGTCGATGAAACTTTGCGGCCAATTGTGGGTGTACATGTCCGCGATGACTCCCGCGTTGACTTGCCCGCCGCCGGGGAGAGCAACCATCAGGTTCGGTTCGCTCTGCATGATCGTCGTTCCTGGCGCGCTAGTCATCTGGTCCGATCCCACCACGGTCCCGCCTAGCATCGTTGCCACTTGTTGAGCCGTCGCGGGAGACGCGAAGTAAACGGGGTTGTACCCCGTGTTGGCTCCTTGCGGGACGGCCCCCGTCGCGTATGCGCTTGGGTCGAACGTCGGCCCGCTGGTCCCAAAGGGGTTGTAATACTGCGTCCCGCCGCCGGTCGAGTTCGCGCCGGAAGTCGTTGCGGGTTGCGTCGTCCATGTTGGATTGGTCACCTGAACTGGCTGGTAATTGCCGCCAGGAACGCTAGGAGTCGGAGTTGAATACGTTGGAGCGTTTACCGTGACGTTGGTCGGAGGATAGATCACTTGAACAGGGTTGCCGCTCGAATTGGAGACGGGAGTCGAGCCCACCGTGTTGGCTTTCGACACTCCAAACGCCGCGAGTATCGCGTTGATATTGGCGATCTGTACAGCCGCGTCTATTTGTTTCCCCTGCACTTGCGCGTCGAGCGTTCCTAGCCCTAGCTGCAACTGCGCGGCAGTGGTTGTGTCCTGCACCTCTTGAGCCGCCGCCGTCTGTTTGTTGGTCACGTCTTGCGTCATCTGCGCCGTTTGGGTTTGGACGTTCGCTGAAATCTGCGCGAGTCCGATTTGAGTGTTCCCCTGAATCGTGAGGCCCGCCAGTTGCGCCTGAAGCTGCTGCTGCTGCGCCGTGATCTGAGCCGCTACGGTCGGATCGACTTGCGGAGCTTGCCCCGCAGTGCTTACCACCGTCGTCCCGCCGCCGCCGCTCGATTGGTGATGGATCACAAGATAGAGCAGGAAGCCGCCGCCCAGGACGGCCCCGGCAGTGATCCAAGGATGGTCTTCGATGAGGCTGAAATCCATGTCATTGGCTCCCGTTCGTCGTCTCCGGTATCGTCAACCCTTGCCCCACGATTTGCCCCGCGAGAGGCCCGCCGACCCCGCTCACATAGTTGGCTTGCAACGCCACCAGTTGAGGCCCGAATATCGGATTCGGAGCATGAGCGTAAAGCACTCCGTTACCGGAGAAATTCACGAACATGGGGAGCATCGCAGGGTGTATCGGTGGAGCCGGTTCGTAAACCGAATTCATCGCGCCCACCGGATAGAAGTACGCCCGATGAAACTGCGTCACAGGCGAGGCTTTGACGCGAGGTCTGAGGATCGATGGCATCCACATGGCTTTAGGCGAAGCTGCCGAATGGATTGGTAATCGTGAAGCCGCTGTTCGTCACCGGCCCTAGCGCCACGGATAGATCCTGAGCGAATCCCGCAGAGCCCGCTTTGATGACGCCCACCGTGTTGCTGTTATTACTCACCAGGACGGCGAGAATCGCAACGCCGATGATGGCAACCGCAACCGTTACGACGCTGGTAATGAGTTGGTCTGTCATGTTTTTCCCTCCGAAATTTTACGGACAATACTGCACACCGTCCACGGTCGTGCATCCGAAATTCACGCTACTGTTAGCCGTGCCCGTGCTGGACGGCCCGCCTCTTATAACCGATGCCACGGTAGACGGCCCGCACGTATTGCCGCCGCCCATCGCAGCCTTCAACGCGCACGCAAAGCCGCCGCTGAGAGCGCCAGCAACGTTAGCCGTGTTGCTTCCTTTCGTCACAAGGGCAAAGATGAACGCAACGCCCACGATGCCAAGCGCAATCGTCATCACCCCGGTAATGAGCCGCTCCACTTGTTCGCTCATACGCCTATCGTCACCCCTCCCGATCCGATGCCGATCGAGCCGCCGCCCGCGCCGATCGTCACGCCGATCCCCGGCCCGCCGCCGCCGCCGCCGATCCGCACCACGTTGGTCCCGCCCGAGCTGGTCGAGCCGCTCGATACGACGGGTTGCGCCGATTGGGTCGAGCCCACTTGCTTATTGAACTGGTCGAAAAACCCCGTTCCTTTTTTCAGAAAGAGGGTGAGAATCACCAGGATTAAAAATCCGTCCGACACGGGTTTCAGCCGGGGAATGTAGCCAATCGCGCCGATGACGACGATGGAGAGAAACCAGAAAATGAAGTTGTCCGGTCCCGTGAAGTCGGACGCCAGGAGCAGGAAAAGATCCTGCTGCGTTCCGCGGATTGCCGCTATCAGCAACACAGAGCCCGCGACTATCAGCACAACCGGCATTCAGTCCCTCTTGAGAATCATATGCAGAGCCAACGCGAGGCCCGCGCTCACTCCGATGAAGAAAATCAGAAACCTTTGCAGGGTCATGATTTCCTCATCGAAGTAGAGACGCTCCCCCGGCCCCGGAAACACCGGCAGTGGCATCTTCCCCGCCACCGCCTCCGCTGGCGTCTCCGTCGTTTTTTCCTCTGGTTCGTTCATACGCTCACCGTCACCGTTCCTGGCGGAGAAATGCCGCCCGTTCGCGTTGGGAGCCCCGTAGACGAGCCGGTAGAGGAAGCAACTCCCTCCAGCCCGATCACCGCAAGGTAGCCGGTCAATTGCCCCTTCACCGTGATATAGACGATGAAGCCAACGAGCAACGCGAAAAAAATCACGCTGGTCTGTGGAACGCTAGGCAAGCTACGCCCCTAGCGTCGTTCGCAACGACTGCCCCGGCCCCGGCCAATAGAGCCCGATGGTATAGCCCACCAGGAGAACCAGAACGAGAAATCCCCAATGTACACGCACGTTTTAAACCTCCCTTGCGAATTCGATCAGAACCAATTGCCAGAGAAACGCGGCAACCACCAGGATGCCAACGAACAGTACCCAATTCAGTGCGCTCCCCTGAGAGTTGAAGGGTTTCGCCCACCAGGAATTTATCGTGCCGATGAGCCCCTTGTTGTCGTTGCCGGTAATCGCCGCTGGCGCCATACTTCCTCCAAAAAACCACTATCCAAAAAACGCGGGAGAGGGGGAAACTCACATCCCCTTTAATGTTCGCCGCTCCCCTCTCCCGTCTCCTTGCGGGAGATCCTAAGACGCTGGCAAGCTGCCCGCTTGCGTGATGACGTTCTGCAAGCCAAAGTCTTCCCAACCGATCTGAACGTATGCGCCCGCCGCAGCCGTGGACGCATTCAGAACCAATTGCATGTTGCCGTATTGCGTGGTTGCAATCGGCTTGTGCCGGGAGCCGAAATAGTAAGTCCCTTTGGGGAAGTCGGCCTGTAGCAGGTTGCGGCTTCGCAACGCGACTAGAGCCGGTTCGAGCTTGAAAATGTTCGTCAAATTCGCGGCTTGCAGTGACCAGTAGTTCACGTCCGCGCCAACTCCCCGGCCCGTGGACGATGCCGGGTTGCTGTTATAGACGGCGAACGTCGAGAGGAAATCTCTAAAGTTCGGATACTGCATGGGGAAATCGTTGTTCGCAACCACCGCCGAAAACGTAGTGTTTTTCAGTTCGTAGATGGTCGAGAGGTCGAGCATTGGCAGAATGAACTGGCCGTTCCCCATCGGCAACTGATCGAGATAATCCTGATAGACCGTGACCGTCGCGGAGGTCATGGTCCCGTTGCCCGCCGCGCCCTGGTACATCGCGTTGGTCGTATCGCCCGCCGCCGCCGCCACGGGGTGAGTGTTCAGAGCAAGCTGGATTTGCATCGTGGCGTTGACGACGTTCGCAAAAACGGCCCCGCGATAGTCGCCGTCCGTGTACGCGAGTGGGAGGTAATACCACATGGTCACCGTGCCGGTCGTCGTGTCCGCGATGGTCGAGGGTTGCGTGATGACGGCCCAATTTGCGCCATACGATCCCGCCGAATTCATCCCGTCCATCGTCGTGTTGAGCAACGCCATTGCATACGGCATACGCCCTTTAATCGAGTTGATGAAGTTCAAGTGCCAGCCGGTCGTTTGGACTCGAATCAAGTTGTTCAAGTCCGTGAATTGGATGGTCGAGAGCGAATTGGCCGCGCCGAAATCGGTCGGGGTGATGGCCGTTCCGCCGCCGGTCGTGTTCTGAATCGAGGTCGTAACTTTGATCCAGAAACCCATCACCAGACCCACCATGCGGGGCGTGATCGTCACGATTGGCTGGTTCGCCGGGACGACGGTTTGAGAGAAAATCTGCTGCGTCATGCGGACACTTCGCGCACTGATAAGAGCCCGCGCTACGTTGTTGGCTTGCTGCGCCTGCTGCGCCAGCGATGCTTGATTGGTTCCCATTTTTCGGGTAGCTCCCTTTACTTGGGTCGTTGCGGTTTAGATGCGCTCTCGCGCATCGCTTTCTTCACTGAACGCTTGCGGGACTGACGAACTGCCACTTGATGTGTTGCTGCGCGAAGTGGAACGCAGCCCCGGCAATCACCACCATGAGAACCACCGTCAACCAGTTCAGTGGGTGTTTCAGGAGAGGCCAGTTGATTACCTGCATATCAAGCCGCTTTCGCCATGCGTTGCTGCCAGATTTTCGCGCCCATGCCCAAAATGGCGAAGCCCAAAACCACCATTATGAGTACAGTGATCCAGTTCGCCGGAGTCCAAGACAAGATCGTCGTTTCCGCCATAGTCACCTCAAATAAAAACTCTGCGCCCTCGCTGGCGCATCGCGTCGAGCCGCTGGTCGAACGTCGAGAGGATTTCCTTTTCGGGAACCACGGGACGCATCACAAACGTTTCCTCTCGCGCCACATCGTGATAGTAGGAGTGGAATTCGGGGAGCGTCTCTTCCAAATCCGCCGGGACGTACTCCATGATTCGCTTCCGGTCCTGAGAGTGGTTGAGCCGGAACACTTGGTAAAAGTCGCTCTCGCTGAAAACGAAGCGATCCATCCACACGGGACGCTGGCTGAGAATCACCATAGGAATGTGGAGCGAACGCCCCTGCTGCAAGAGGGTTCGCAGCCAACTCTTCCCGCTCATGCCGTTGCTGACCATGTACCCTTCATCGATGAATACGCCCGTGTTCTGCTGCTCCCAAATCCCCTTCATGTGCTGGTTCACTTCGTCCGTATCGTCAGGGTGAGGGTGGACGAAATACAGTCCTGGCTTGCGCGGGACGTAATCGGTCGAGATGTGTTCCGCTCCCTTCATCGCTCCAACCTTCGCCAGCAAGCTATCCCTCTTGAAGTCGTAAATCACCCAAGGCATTTCGGTCCAATTGGCATGTTCGCCAAGGAACCATGTGGCTGCAACCGTCTTGCCCGATCCCGTCCGGCCCACGATAGAAAACCGTTGCGTGTCATCCGGCCAACGATTGGTACGCACATCCGTTTCAAACCTCCTGAGCAAACGCGAGAGCCCCGCTGTAGCCGTCTCCGAATAGATCCGCCGGGGTTGCCATTCTCGCCGGTTCGTCAGACCTGGCCCCGGCCTGGCCCGCCCTCGCTTGCACTTTGATGTCGATCAAATTTGCGGCCGATTTTTTCTCCTGTCGAGCCGCCGCCGCCTCTCGCTTGCGGCTGAAGATGGCGTAGAGCCGTGTGCCGTAGACGGTCCCGATGGCGCCCGCGAGTCCCAACCATGCCGCCACTTTCGGATTCACTTCGACGTTGTACTCAGCCGCAACGCGCTTGCCCGCCGCCGCGAGACATGCCGCCTCTTCCTCCGCTAGTTGGAGTTCCGGCGTCTCCAGAAATTTCGACGCTGCCATGTGGCACGTCAGAAGCATCGCTTCCGCCGCGCTTATATGATCCTTCGCCGGGGTTTGGGTTTTGGTTCTTGTGGCGTCCCGCCGCCGGTCGTACCACGGGTTTCGCTTTCTGCCGCTGGCGTCTCTACTACCACCGCCGCCACGGGTTCCACCACCGGGAGTGATGGCGTCGTAGCCGTTGATTCGTTCGGGTTGTTCTCCTGGCTCACTCGTTGGCTCCTCTCCTGTAGCTCCCGCAACAATTGCAGGATCTGTGTTTGGCTCTCCTGGCTCTGTTGGGACTGCGCTTGCAGCATGTCCATTCGAGTAACCAGCACGTCTAGTCTGCTGGTTACGTTTTCGATTCTTGTTCCAACCCATTCGGTTCCCTCCAAGATTTGCTCGTGTCTCTCTTCGGAGACTTCCGCATGGTCTGCCAACTCATCTGCAACCGCCGCGACTTCCGCCGCGATTACCGAATCCCCCGCAGCCGCCACGCTTGCGACTTCCGCCGCCGCGTCATTCGCAGCCGCAACCGCTACCGCCGCTTCTCCCGGTTCCATCAGTTCACTTTCTGCACGCACGCCAGAATTTCATCGAGCTTTTTTTCGATGCCGTCGAGCCGCGCGTTGAAGTGGTGCATGGTCTGGAGAGCCGCCGTTTTCGCGCCCTCCACGTTTTGCATGATGGCCGCCGGATCGAGCCCCATCGCTTTCATCATCATCATTGCGCCGGTCGGAACTGCCGCCGGTTTCTCTCCGTTCGTCTTCATGCAAACACTCCCCCCATCGAAATGAAGCCCGCGTTACTTGGAGCCCCGCCGCCGCCGCCGCTGAAGGCTGGCATCTGGACGCCTTCCATCGAGAGCGCCAGGAGCCCTACAGGGAGAGGCCCGCTCCACATATTTAAAGAGGCGGGAGTCCCGATATCCACCACCGATTGATAGTTGCCGCTCCCCGAAACCGTGTAGCTGAAGACAGCCGTCACCGGACCCAACGCGCCGGTTTCGGTGTAGATGCAGCCCGCAGCCGCCGATCCGTCGTTAGCTTGCTGGCGTTGCGTCCCACGGTTCACCGTGTTCACGGAGACGGCCCGATTCGAGCCCCAATACGTGAGTAGATCCGCCGCGCCCACCTTGCCGGAAGTCGTCACCGCTTGCGGGTTCGAGCCCGCCCGAATCGCTACCACTTCCTTGAAGCCTTCCCCCGGTCCCAACACAATCGTGATGATGCCCGCCGCGATGTTGAAGCTACCGGAGAACGCCACCGCTACGGAGCCGGTCGAGATATCCGCGCCGGTGAGGATCTTTGAAAACGTGGCGCCATCCCAAAAGGAGCCCGTTTGGTTATCGTTCTGAGTCCAGCCGGTCGGGAGGGTTGCCGCGAAGCCGCCGCACGGGAAGATGATGGCGAGATCACCGGCCAGCGTGCCCGCCGGGAATGGAATGGCGACGCTGGCAGCGTTGGCGAACGTGAGGCCCGTCCCGCGTATGGTCGGCATCACTCATACCTCATAAGCAACGCGCTGGCGTTGTTGCCGCCGAAATTGCCCGTACTGCCGTTGCTCTTCGACGCCATGAAGTTCATCGTCGTGCCATAGAGGGAGCTGGTGTATTGCTGCCCGTCCACCACGTCGTTAGCCCGCGCCGATCCCGCGCCGGTCATGGGATTTCCGAATTGCCCGTAGCTTGGAAACACCGGCGAAACCGCAATATTCCCGCCCAACGCGCAACTGGTGGACACGTCGAAAATCGTCACCGGGATACCCAACGCTCCACCGTTCACGTTGAACACGGTCGAAGCCGGAAGCAAGAGGGTCGATTGACCAATCACCCCGTTGTTGTTGCCGGTCTGCCCGAAAATCAAAATCGTGACGTACTGCGAAGTGTAAGCCCCGCTTGTGTTCAGAGAGCGTTCCACGATGAAGCCGAATGCAGCCCCGTTACCTGAAGTAGAGGTTGTGTTTCGCGCCATCAAGATGCAGAGACGCGAACCACTCGCGGAAAAATCGCATTCCCACGGAGTCACCCCGTGCG